ATTTTAATGGTGATTTAGTGCAATTTTTCGGAAGTAATCCATCAGGTCATCCTTTAACTGTCATTATAAATAGTTTGGTTAATAGTTTATATATGCGATATGCTTATACGCTACTGAATCCCAAACGTGAATGTGAAACATTCCAGAACAAGGTTAGATTATTCACATATGGTGATGATAATATCATGACATCTAGTGTAGATTGGTTCAATCATACAGCAATCAGCCAATCTTTGTCAACTATGGGGATAACATATACTATGGCTGATAAAGAGGCTAAGAGTGTACCATTTATTACACTGACAGATGTCTCATTTCTTAAGCGTACTTGGCGTTGGGATGACCACCTTGGAACATATGTTGCCCCATTAGAGCATGATTCTATTGAAAAGATGTTGACTGTTTGGACACGATCAAAAATAGCTGAAGAGTGTCAAATGGTTGATATTATAGAAAGTGCATGTAACGAGTATTTCTTCTATGGCAAGAATATATTTGAAGCTAAAGTTGAATTATTACGACAAGCTTTAATAAATCTTGGCTGGGAGAAATTTATTGGTAGATCCACTTTTCCTACTTGGCGTCAATTAAAATCTCGCTTTTATAAATCTTCTATAAAACTGGGTTTTTCACTAGATTACGAGTATGAAGAGGATATCCAGGAAGAATTGAATATCATTTGGGAGACCCAAAATGATAATTAATTTTACATAAAATTTAATTGGGGCTTTGATACAAGTCCCCTCAATTTTGAGAAAACCAAAAGATCGATTTAGTTAGATTTACTGTATTTAATAAAATTAACACTTTATACTGTAATATTAAATAAGTGTGGCTAACTATCTTAATCCTACCAGAGTGTTCCTCAAAATCTCTATTTAGAGATGCTTCCGGTTGGAGAGCAAAGTATAAAGTGGTGAGATACACTATGAGTGTCATGTATCTTGACTAATTTCACTTGCTAAAACTTTTATTTTTCAAAATATGGTTGATGGAATTACCTCAAATTCCTTGCTTGTTCATGCTGTTGACCCAAGTATTGATGTTAGAGTACCACAGGAACCTCCTAGTGATCTGCCTGTAATAACTTACCCTCGTCAATCAAGTGTTCAACAATCTAATACTGATAATGATGCTACTATTGACGCTACTAATGTAACATTTAATGATGAAGCGTCAGGAGAAGTTACTGAAATACCACATGATATCAAATCGGAAAATCCGTATGTTCCTTCTAATGTTCATATTTCAAAATTTTTAAATAGACCAGTTCTGATTAAAAATTATTCATGGGCACTAGGAGCGACAAACACTGATAGTTTTGATCCATGGCAGTTATATTTCAATCATACCTCAATTAAAAAGAAAATCG